TGATTTAGTTGAAAATTCTTGTCGCTTTAATTCAGCTTCAAGGTAGTTGTAAATCCTATGCAACACTTCTACATCCTGAATACAATACTGCACCATCTCTTCAAGGGTTTTTGTTTGTAAATCAAAATCATAAAACTCACTCTTCTGTATGCCTAACAGATTTCCTAGATTTCCTAGACTGTGTCCACCATCGAGACTTGGATTTACTAAGCGACTTAGCACTAATGTATCTTTGACTCTCCTCAATGTAATCTGACATTTCCATAACTTGTTTAGTAAGTAGAAATCGAATGCTATCCCATTGTGAGCCACTATCAAACTCGCTGCCTTTATGTACTCCGATAAGTCTTTTGCTTCTTTCCATACTTTTACCTCGTTGGTGTCTAAATCTTTAGTAACAACGCACCAGATCTTACTATGATCTAGTGTGGTTTCGATGTCTAATAAAATACGCATATAGAAACTATATATCAATGTTTGCTATTTGTCAAGGAAATTAATTGATGTCTCAGAGCTTGTATTTCCGCCATCGCCATCACTAATTCCGTCTGTGTTTTGACTACCTGATCCTGTAGTTCCTTTACTTGCTTTTGTAGTTCTTCTACGCACTGTATTCGGTCTTCCGTAGTCCAAGTTGTCATCTGATTTCTCCATTTCCATAGGTTGTTCCAATTGAACAGATTCAAGGGTGGGCATTTCCACACCATTTTCCAACTCCTCAATATACTCTTCTAATAAATGAATGTATTGCTTCTGTCTTTCAAGTTCGTCAATACATCCCCGTGCTAACTCAAATACTCTTTTGCTTACTTCATCCACGAAATCATTCCTGATATATAAAACACAACCGCTACTAGCTCAACAATCAATAACGGATTGTCCCGTTGCTTCCATCCTGCCCAAGCCCACATTGCACTTCCTACACCACTAAGAACAATGTTTAGTGGGTAGATATTAAAGCTGGTTAGTGCAATACCGATTAGGCAGAAACAGGTAGCAAGCCACTTAAGAAATAACATCATTCCTGTCGCCATTTATCAATAACAATATCAAGAACTTCTCCATCCAAGTATTCAAATTGAGACATTCGATTATCACAGTTTACTACAATTGGTGCAGTCGCTGTGGTTGGTACATCCCAAGCTGAATTGCGTAACCAAAGATAGCGTTCAGCGTTATTAAACATCTCCTTGTTATCCTGAATGCGACTAAAGACATCCTTGTTCAGTTCACGCAATCGATCAATCTCATTACAAAGATCTGTGATGATTCTTTTAGTTACATGGTAATCATCGTGTTGAGCATACTTTAATGCTTTTTCAAGTAAATCGTCTTTCATATTGTCTCCTGTATTTCTAACATACGACCGGTTGAAGAATTATATAGCAAATCGCCAGCACCGCCAGTGTAACCGCTAAAGCGATTCTTTAAAACCCTAACATGAGTAGTGTTTCTCTCAATTGGATCATTAGCCTGTCCGTTACGCTCAAGTCCAATCACGATGTCAGATAGTTGTGCAATCGAGCCAGAGCCACGCAACTGAGCCAGCGAAGTAACAGCCCCTTCCTCGTGACCTTTACTCTCAGGACGCTTTAAATGCGACACACAAAGCAAACTGATTCCTGTTTCCTGAACCAGCATCCGCAAGCGAGTCATAATAGCATCAAGTGCCTTCCGTTCATCGCCAACGTCGCCACCACTAACAATGATACTAATGTGATCCAGCACCACATAGCCACATCCGAGTCCTTTTGCCATATAACGAACACGATTGACAATATTATCAAGGTTACTACTACCAAAGTGATCAAAAAGATAAAGGCGATCAGTTCCCAAAGTTCTAGCAAAACCATCTTTTAATTCCTCCTCAGTAACATCCACATCAGGTAAGTGGATTGGTTTATTCAATGCCAAAGACATCAGCGATCTAGCAGTCTTACGCACACCTTCTTCCAAGAACATCATGCCGATATTGTCCTCGGTCTTGCTCAGAATATGCCACACAATCTCACGCAAAAACTGTGATTTACCCAATCCTGATCCGGCAGTAATCATAACTAACTCGCCCTTACGAATGCCGTAGGTCAATTTGTTTATACCAGAATAGGGATAATCTACTTCTGCCTTGTCAATAGGCTGAGATACTACATCCCACAGACTTGAACCTTGGATGATGCCATCAGGCACGTAAGGATCAGCTTTCCACCAATCTTCAATAAAAGCGGAATCGGCTTTTCGCTGGAGATAATCAGATGCGTCTTTCAAGCCTGTCCGCATTTTCATAATCTTCACTTTACCGCCAAACAACTCAGCTACCGCCTGAGATGCTTTTTGCCCAGCTTCATCAACATCAAAGGCAAGAACAATATTCTCAAATGAGTCAAGGTATTCGTATTGGGTTTTGCAGTCCTTTAAAGCAGCCTGTGCGCCGTTTCTGACTGATACGACAGGATACTTAGCCCCCATCATCTGAAACGCTGATAGAGCGTCTAATTCGCCTTCGCAGATGGTAATGTAGCGACCACCTTTAGAGAATAAATGTTGCCCGAACAATGTCGCACCATTGAAGTCACCTGCGATTAAGAAATTTTTATTCGCCACCAATCTAGTCTTGACGGCAACCAAGTTACTGTTAGCGTCATAATAAGGATAGTGGTGCTTATTGTTTTCTTGCTTAACTCCATATTTCACACATACCGCAGAAGTGATACCCCGTTCAGGAATAGCACTTGTTGCAGATTTTTGGTAAAACTCTAGATCTTTATTCATAGGTTTAGTATCGTAAGTGACAACTCCATCGCCTGTGACATAGGCATTACACACAAAACAATGTGTATGCCCATCGTCATATAAAGCATTACCATCGCTTGATCCACACTTCTCACAAGCTATGTGCTTAATAAATTTACTTTGTTTTTGCATTAGCATTTACTTTGGTTTCCTTAATGGTCTTTGCTAGTTCAATCTGTTTTTCAAGTGCATTGACCTTGGCTTTTAATGCCTGAATCTCTTGACCAAGTTCATTCACCGCTTCAATAACCTTTGGTAGTTGTAATAATGTCATTTCTTCTTACCTTTCTTAGTTTCTGTTTCTTGTGCATCAATATGAGCCATCATCGCTTGACCTGAAATTAGGTTAATCTGATCTTGATAGCGTTTTACTGTGTCATGGATAAACCACATAGTTCCGCTAGTGAGATCATCAGGATCAGCCGATGCCAATGTTTCTAATACAGCCGTAAACGATTGCATCTGAAATTCTAGCGTATCTAACGCATTGCTTAAATCATAATACTGTGTCATAAATCCTCCTAAGTTGTAAAATGTAACATAAATGTATCCTTATAGGCTGTAATGTAACGATAATGTTACCTTACATCTATAACACCCTGCACCCTAACACGATGCGGGAACTCCTGCTCAATCCAAAAACAACGATAAATCCCATCTTTAACACTTAACCAAGCCTCATAACGCTGATACTTGCCTGTTGCGTCAATGCAATCATTATGCTCAAAATGCGCCTGATTAGCAACCCAACCACACACAACACCGAGTGCAAACACTCCAACAAAAATAATCTCTTTCATTTCTCTTGTGCCTTTCTTAGTATTGCTCTAGCAAATTCAATCCAGCCTTCATTAGAATCAATATGGTTTACAACTGCATTACCTACTGCAATTATTTCCTCATCTGTTAGTTCTTTTACTGGATGGGTATAGAGTGGAATCAAGTCTGTAAAACCCATTTCTACAAAGTAATCTGCACTTCTTGATACATCTCCACCTTGGCTCATCCACGCTACTGGTTCATTGTTCATTCATCAATCTCCTCCGCTACTGCTCTACCAACTAATCGATTAACCTTATCAGCAATCGCCGTTGATAAATCGTCCATGACCTTGTCATAGCCATAATCCCCAATTAAATCAACCATATCCATCATTATGAAATGGTATCTTGCTTCTTCGTTATGATGCATAAATCCTCCTTGTAGTTGAGACAATATCATAGATTAATAATAAATACAATTGCATAAAAACAACACTTGCTATTGACAGAATCATCAAAGTATGCTACCCTCACTATATAGATTCTGCATTGTTCTTTAGATCTCTAGAGCTTTAGAGTTTAAATAATAATCTAAATAATATAACTATATTATCTATAAAGGTCTTTAGTGCTCTAACGATCTGCATAGACATCACCATGAAAGTCATCTAAATCAACAGAATCTTGATAATAATCGTATTCAGCGTCAGGACTAGGCATCTCTGTTTCATGTAACAGGTCTTTTCTGTCGATTGTTGGTATCAAGATCTCTAAACCTGTGTAGCAATCTTGACACATATCCAGATACTTACCATCGAGGGTTTTCCGAGTAGCTTCGTAATCATTTAATAATTTATCACATACTGTGCAGTGCATCATTTTCTCCTAAAGTTTATCGCAGTTAATAATTTTACCATCAGCACAAATATAGCATACTGTTGTGCCTTTGGGTGTATCAATAATAACAGTTTTACAAGCATAGACTCCGCTTGATACCACCATTGAGGTCAGGAAAGCTAGTAATTTCATTTTAATTCCTTTCAGGTTAGTTACAACGATCCCAGTATTACATAAATTTTATTTGTCAACATTAGGATAAACCCTAACCCACCATTTAGGTCACCCTTCAGGTCACCTTAGCCTACCATTTAGGTCACCACTTAAGTCACCATTCTAGTCATATAAGCGGGAAATTGTATATAATGAGAAACATTTTATAATATGAAAATATGTAAAAATCTCGAGCTGTAAACCTAGGGTAAACCCTAATTCAATTTTAAGGGCATTTTTAGGGCTTTTGAGCCGTTTTTTAAGTTTAGGCTATCTACCCATTATAGAGGGTAAAATAATGCCTTATAGGGCTTTTAAAGGGCTTTAAAAGGGTATAGGTTATCTGTTAAGGGCTTTAGGGCTTTAATACAGGGCTTTAGGGCAATAAAAAACCCTGATCCATACAGCGATCAGGGCAAAGGGTTTAAGGGTTTATAGATCT